TTCCTCATAAAGATAAGTGTCAATTATTTCACCAGTTACTTTTGGTGTTAAATTAAATGAACCTGTAACAGTTGAACCATAAGATACTTCTATATTAACCTTTATATCTGGATATTTAAAAATATGTACATTTGATCCTATTTCTGTTAAGTTAACAAATTTTCCTCTATTATAGTCACCTACGTTAGCAATTTTAAATGAATCATCATTAATTTTTTTTACGATATATGATAAATTTGTGCTCAACCCTGCAATTGGACTATCTGAAAAATATTCAATAGTTTCTCCGCTTGAAAATCCATGATTCTTAAAATTAATTGAATCATATGAAGTTGATATTCCTGATGGTTGTACCCTTAATTTACGATAAGTATAACCAGAACCAGAACTTAAAACTTTAATTGAAGTTAAAGTTTTTTTGTTTTCAGTTCTAAATCTATGAATACCACTTGCAGAAGAATCAGTAGATAATCCAACTGTATTAATACCTGCTGAACCTGCAAGAGCATCACTCTTACTGTTAAATATACGGACAGTAGTGGGATTTACAACTCTTACAAAATAAGGATCACCGTCAGATAAAGTTCCTGTTATTGTATTTGTACCATCATAAGCATCTCCTATGCCTATTGGAGTATTACCATTGCTACTATAAAAAACTAGCTGTCCGTTTTCTAAATTATGTTTTTTCTTAAAAGTTATTGTTTCATCATTAATATCAATTCCACCATTAAAAAATATATTTCTACTATCAAAATCTATAAATCTATTTCTAATACCCACAACTGGTTGAAGTACACATCCAGTACCATTTCCACCTGTTATGGATACACTATTAATTGATTCAATATCAAAGTCTTGAGGATCCACTAATATTTCTTTAACTGTACCAGATATAACTGGTTCAACCAAAGCAGTCACTCCAGATGATTTTTCTATTTGAATTGTTGGTGGATTGACTACATCATAATCTTTTCCACCATTAATTACGTCAACATAATCTAAAGGTCCAAAATAAATTTTATTATCTGATATTGGAGATCTTATTTGAACTCCATCTCTTAATATCCCTATGTCGTTTGTAGGAGTTTCGTGTTTTGAAGATATGAATAAATTTTGAGATAAAGGAATCTTTCTAACTATTTTATCAGATTCTAATTTCTTATTTGCATGTTTTTGAAGAACAAAATTATGACCAGTCGTAGTACCAATACCAATCTGAACTGTGCTTGCAGAACCAATTTGACTAGCAGATTGATACAAAGCTATTTTTGATATACTTTGATTTGCAGGAGGAATAATTGGATCAACATAATAGGTTCTACCAGATTCTAATCCTGACAATACTTCTGTTTCTGGTAAATATACAACTGAATCTCCTTGAATAAACTTTATATTTGTATTTGCTGGTGGTGAAAATTGTATAAAACTATATGTATTGGTAATTGAATTTAATCCGTCTAAACTATCACCTGAAGTTGTTTCCTTAATAATATCTGCTTCAATGTCATAATTAGGAAGTGAATTAGATGCTACATATCCATCTTTATCTGAATCTGTATAAACATTTAAAACATCGCATATTATTGTATCATTACCTTCTTTAATTTCAACACCAGAACTAGTTGCAGTTTCTATCTTTCTTCTAATATCATAAAATTGATTAGAAAGTTGAGTGAATCCAGCTATATTTGTCGCAGTTATTTGATTTAAATTGGTATCTACACTTGATACTTGTCCACTTCCAACAACTACTTGTTCATTTCTCTTTAAAATATCAAAAGAGTCACCAACTTTCAAACTAGATTTATCTATTGGAGTATTTAAACTAAAAGTTGAACCCGATATATTAACTTGAAATCTTGAACTTGTATTGTATTTCCAAGAATTAGCAAAAATTTGTTTATATGTTTCATTATTATTTTTTATTTTTTCACCTACGTTTTTTACAAAAATATCTTCATCTTCTCTTACTAATCTTACATCAGAAACCGTAACTAATTCTGAAAGAACACCAGTAATTCTTAAATCAACTCTTTTTGATAAATTACCATTCTCATAACCAAAAATAGTTTCATCTGAACGTATGTCATCCGCAGTATCAATCTGAACACCTATACCAGTACATCCAAAAAATTGATTTAAAGTTTTTGATGTATAGTTAATAGTGTTTTGTCCACTTATTATAGTTCCAGTTGTTCCAAATCCTACAGTTGAGTCAACAGACAATATTGAAGATCCTGAAGGTGCTGATGTAAGTACTTTTGTTTTACCAGGTATAGTAAATACACCTTCAATTAAGTCACGATCACTAAAACCAACAAATAGAGATATTTTATAATAAGTTTTTCCACCTCTTCTTAATATTTCTACTTCTGAAACTGAAGCATTAGTAGATGTATCTGTAGATTTAAATATTGTTTGTCCAACTAAATTTTGAGGTTCTGCAAATGGTGTTATCAAATCTGCAACAATAACTTCTCTACGAATAAATTCTGCATCAGACGGTTTTATTAGATTTCCTTCTAAATCTAAAATAGTTGATTCAACACCGTATAAAACTTTGAATAATATTCTAACAGATTCTTCAATACCTTTTGATTGATAAAAGGAACGAGCAAATTTGACAAAATTACCTACGTCAACTGTTTCTGCAAAATCATTATCTTCTAAGCCTGGTAAAAATGTTCTCTTTAATTTTTTATAAAATTCTTGAAGAAATAATACTGATAAATTTGTAATTATTTCACCAGAGTCATGTGAAGATGCTGTAGTTTCTTCAAATATAAGACTCTCACGATTAATTTCAAGAAGAGAAGAAGAAATACCGACATTATAACCTGTTACACCACTAAAACCACGAATACATCCTGTAAATGAAGTTGATGTAATTCCAGTGTAAGAAATTATCTCATCATTTATTTTTAGTAATCCATATTCAGATGGAAATCCTTTTGTGCTAGGAACTGATATAATGGAATCACTAGAATTAATAGAAGAAGATAAAGTAGTAGTTCCAGTCACTACTTCTGGGACTAAATTGTCAGATTTTAAATATTGATCAAAATTACTTATTAAATCTGAAGGACCACCTTTAAATTCCTGTGAAATATAATATTGTTTGAAGAATTCAGCAGCATTAGGAAAATCAGTCACCACAAATTCAGGTAACTGATTCTCAATAATAGTATTGACTTTTATTCGTTTGTCAATTTGAGACATTAATTATTTCCTCTCTAAATCTCCATTGGAGTAACTAGATGTATAATAATCTCTTGTGAATACCACACCTGAAACATCTTCACCTGAAGCAATTACATCCTTAAACATATTTATTGTGCTTTTTGATACGTCAAAACTCAAGTATAAATCTTTTAATCCTACGACATCATTAGACTCAGGATATGCTTGAACTTCGATAATATTGTTTTGTGCAGTCGTGGATGAAATATTAATTGTATTTAATATTATTTCTCCTTTTTTATAATCTACGATTCCTGCGTCTTTAATTACAACAACTTGTTGATTTTTGTTATTTCGAGCAACAACACTTAAAGTCCCCTTCATACTTCCATCAAGATTACCAGCAGCATCTTTATTTGGAACATCTGTTAAAAATGATGTTTGAGATGACCCCTGAACAGTAAATCCAGTGCTCTTGATATTAAAACCAGCGGGATTTATGTTAAAACGATTTCCAAAACATAGTTCATATTGAGCAAATTGATTTAATAATGCCTTCATATCTCTTCTTAAAATTACTTTTGTAATATTAGAAGTAATTCCATTATCTACACGGTCAATTAAAGTGCTAACTTTACTATATTTAAATCTACCACCAAATTTATTAATCTCAATATTACTAGCATAACTTTGCAAGGAATTTATTATAGTGGTTCTAAGATTTATCTCTGATGCTATCTGAGCTGGGTTATAATATATCGTTGAGTCTAATTCTACATATAGTATTTTTAAATCTACAATTTCAGAATTTATACCAGCGATAGCGTAGTTTTTTAATTTATTTTTAATTTGAGTTTTATCAAAATCAGATACATAAGTACCATTTTTAGGTTTGATGCTTATCTGAACTTGACCAAATTTAGGTGGGTCTAATTCTTCACCACCTATGACTGCAACTGACTCTGTTTGAGGAAAAATATTTTGAATTATAGCCTCATAATCTCTAGGTGTAACTGCTCTATATTGTGCTGAGTAAAGTCTTGGAGCGAAATACTTAATAGAAGACACATCTTCAACTTCAGCACCATTAGAAGCGTTTGAGACTGTGGTTACAGTAATATTATCTGATGGTGTAAAGAGTGTGCCATCACTCTTAGTAAATGATCCTTGGAAACTAAAATTAGAAGGACCGTTTCCACTTTCTCCTTCAGTTACAATGTATCTTGCAGTTATGACAGAGGCATTTTCTAATTTTTTACCAAATAATCCATCACCAAATAAGATTTCATATTTTTCGTCTTGAACTTCTTGTGCAAGATAGATTTCAGATGTTTTTCCAATATTTAAAATATTATCAACCATAGAATATTTTCTTCCAAAACCAACATCATTGGTTCCTTTTACATATACTCTCAATGTTGAGCTATCAATGTTGGGACTGTCAATTATAAACCTTTGATCTACTGAAGTATCAACTCTATAAACTCTCTGTAATAAAGTTCCTTCATAAACATTAATCGTATCATTGAATTGTGCAAATGAAGTTCCATTTATGTCTACTACTCTTGAAGATGTAATCTCATCTGGAATTGAAAAACGATAAGTTGTATTTTCAGAGTTACCTACACAAACTAAACCTGAACGTAGCGTTAAAAACCTTGGAGTGCTATCATTCGTGGCACCTAAATTAACATCACCTATGTTAATTGAAGCGATTGCAGCGGTTCTTGAACGAGGTACATAACCAATATTTCTAGCGAGTGAAACAACGTTTTCACGAATGGTTGCAGAATCCAAAAATGACTCATTTGCAACCAAATTTGCATTGAAGGCATTAATATATGTGTTATATGCTAAAGTATCAATTAGAACAGAAAAGTTTGATCCTTCAAAATCAAAATCAGTGAAATTTGAGTTTGCACGGAGAAAATCTTTTATTTGTACTTTGATTTGATCAAAGTCTAGTGATGTAAACTGTGTAAAGGGCATATTATCTTGTCGGTTCTAGTATAAAGTCAAAAGATTGAACAGGAGCGTCTAATCCAACTATTTCAAAAAGCACTTTGACTTG